GCGAGAAGTTCTTTCTCTGCCTGCGGAAGTTCTTGCGCCTTAGCCATGTGAATACAGTATCATCTTTCTGCGAAGACGTGTACACTTTTGCGGTCATAAGATGATGTACAAAACTAGCAGAAGCAGTACCTTTTGGTTAAATGGCTTGGACGTGAGAAATGGATATGCTAGGAGTGACACGCCTTCGAAAACGTCTCCAACCGTGAAAAATATTTACGGCTAAGGATTATAAAAATAATAAAAGTAATAGCAATAAGTATTATAAAAATAATAATTTGTTTGTTGGGTAGATAAAATATTGTTTAGTATATTAGTTATAGTAACTATAGATCTTAAGATACCTATAGGCTACTAGTAATTAAACTATACATATAAGTATATAAAAAATAAACCCTGTGCAAGTAAATGCACAGGGCTTATTTGTTTAGATAATAATTAAACTATTGGAACTACATTCATGTCGCCTTTAAAGATAGCAAGGAACGTGGCTTCATCGACAGTGCCATTAGGCTCTAGTCCCTCTAGCTTTTGGAACTTCTCAATGGCTGTCTTAGTCTCATCGCCTAGCCAACCATCCTTGTCTGTCATAGCCTCGTTGTAGCCTAGCTCCACGAGACGACGTTGTAGGTGATGTACAGTTAAAGATTTACGTGCTGCTTTATTCTTATACACACAGTTAGCTAGGTAAACCTCGTCGGTGTCAGCGCCACTTACAGCAGCCTTAGGAGCTGAAGGAACTGGCGTTTCAACAGCCACCGCAGGGATATCAACTACAGGAGCTTCGACGATAGCGTCTTCAACTACAGGAGCCTCTACCTCTGCTTCAATAATGATCTCTTCTACAGATTGTGCCTCTTCAGGCTGTACCGCAAATGAATCATCTTCGTGTTGGTCAATGTTAATAATGTCTTCGCTCATAGGTACACTATAATCCGTAGCTAGAACTACGACTTTGACGATGGGAACTTAGGGAGCCACCTTGTTAGGGAAGGCTCCGCAGGGTCACCATCATAAGCATTAGGGCCAAAGCCCCATGAGCCCCAGTCAGTTCCTTGGGCTGTCATATAGTAAGCTGCCTTAGCATTAGCCACTGGATCTAGCAACGCCGCATCGCTATTGATGCCAAACTTTGCACGACGATCAGAGCCTAGTGAACCAATCATATTGATTTGGAATAAGCCATAGGAGTTGTCTCCTGTGCTGGCTGTTTTGTTGTGGGACGTAGGGTGCCCACGAGATTCTTTCATAACAGTAGCCCAGGCAAGCTTAAGTGCCTTGCCTTCAAAGCCTACCGCTTGCAAGAGTTCAACCAACTCTGTGTCAGTTAGTGCCTTTGCATTCTTGTACTTAATCAGTGGGTCTGTTACCTCCACTGTTACTGCCTTTGCTACAGTGTCATCCGCTTTGCTTGATGAAACCATAACGATTGAGAATGTGCCGATTGTTAGTGCCAATACATAGGCCGCTGTCGACATTGCTAGTCCACGTAGTGTGAGTTTTTGCAACGCTAGTTCGCCTCCTTAGGTCGGGGATGGGACAACTCGTTGAAGTTCCAACGAGCTTCTTGCTACCGCTATGCTTCTCAAGCTTACGCTTGTCCTCTACCGCTTGCATAGGGCCGGAGATAGGAAGGGATAACATTGTTAGTCCTTTCGTCTCTCCGTAGTAGGCTGTTTGCCTGTAGTTAACTATACCACAATAAATAGCCTTGAGGCTACTTTTTACTCTGTTTCTTAGCATCTCTTTTAGCCTCAGCTCTTTCAAGCATAGCCTTTGCCTTTTGCTCTAATACTTCAAGTACGTTAAGGAACGTAGACTCAAAGAGCTCCTGTCGCTGTACTCTACGATAGCCAAGTGGGGCGATGTCTCTTCCCCAGTCGTCATCTTCCTCGTCATTGATGTAGACGTTTACAGCGTTAGAACTACAGCCGCAATTGCTACACCCACAGGCAGACCTATCAGAAGCTCCCTCGTTTGAAGGAGCCTCTGATGGAAGGTCTGCTACACTGTCTGTGCTAGACACGCTGATGCAATAGCGCCAAGCCCTAAGGCTAACACTAAGCTTCCATTATCTGTATATAGCGAGGTAACGATGGCTAAAGCCGCTAGCACCGCTGATGCTACAGCAGGCCAGATTAAGTTACTCACGAGTACGCGTAGGTTGGCTAACATTACTTAGCCTTACGAGTCTTTCCCTTGAGGCGATCTGACGTGTTGCGAATATCAGTGCCAGCCTCAGCGATAAGCTTGCGAGCCTTGCCGTATGTAACACCAAGCTCTGACGCTACTTCTACTACTGACTTGCCAGCTGTGTACAGCTCTGCTGCCTTTGTTGGAGTTGCAGTATCTGTTGACATTGTCGTTCCTCTCTTCATTCTCTGTAGTCGTGCTGTAGTACTTCAACCTATGAACGCACGATTAGCTCGTAGGCTTATTTGAGTAGTTTTTGGTACTGCTCAAGATTTAGTCTTCTTTTCTTTTTTAGGAGCTTCTTTCCCATGATTGTTACATAACATCTTCCCACCCCATGCTCCACGAGGTTTGATGTTGCTGTCGCATGCACTGCCGTATCCTGCAGCTTCACACACAACTTTACTGCCATGCTTGAAGTTAGATATCATTGAGACAAGAGCTCGCTTGATTACAGTGTTGTTTACCACGAATCCATTTTCCTGGTGACAAGACCAGCATAGGTATTCGTTGCGACGATGCGATGGATCTCTAACGGCATTGCTAGAGCCACAGTTATCACACGCGGTAACGTGTTTAACATTACGCACGAGGTCCCTGTAGTCATACGCACATACGAGTTGTTCTTCGTGTTCATAGACAAGTACGTCTGTTTCATTGCATAAAGGACAGGTACCGTATACATACACTTGTTCTCTTTGAACAGTTCCCTTTGTCATTGATCCTCCGTATTTGTCGTTAGTAGAACTATAATCCTGTTTGATTATCTTGTACAACGGATTAGTCGCGTGGGCGAACCACACCTAAGATTGCTTGATGGGCAGATGCTTTATTAAACTCGCGTTCAGCTCTATCGTCATACACTGATGCGATTAGGAGTGAAGGAAGAACCATAGCGATAGAACCGCAAATGGCAGTGGCAAATGTAAGAACCTGCATATTCTCAAAGAACATGATGAACATTGCAAGTGTCCAGAATCCTGCTATTACCTTAAGCGCGAATGAGACTCGACGATAACGGAATCCACGTTCGCGGTATTGCTTTTGTTCTAGTGTCATTTTTCGTCCTTTTGTAGTGGGGAAGTACTAGTATAATTATATCAGGAAGATAGGATTAAGCACCAAAGATAAAGCATAGTGCGATTGCGATACCTACACCGATGAATGCTCCGATAGGTGCACCAAAGTCTGCGTTGTCGTCTATCCAATCGATTAACGCTGTGAATGGGTTTGTCATTTTCGTACCTTTCGTCGTTGGGTTGTTAGGATAATTATATCAGGAAGATTGGGATAATGTACACTATCTCACCTTAAATGTTGAACCACCTCTAAATGGAGGCAATTTACGTTGCCCTGGTGACTTGGCGGTAATCCTTCCACCCATGAACCCCGCAGGTGGCTTAATGAGCAGGGCTGTGAGGGCATGAACTAATGCGTCCACCCTATCCGGTGACTTACCTTCTCCTGGGATCCAGGAAGCCATCTGAGCCTCTAGGTCACCCATGTATCCGACGTGGTGCACGCGACCTTGCTCATAGGCAAGGGTGATAGGCTCAGCCCGCAGGGCTTTGCCATACTTAGAGTGAACCTCAAGGACCTTTACCGTTGGGTCAATCGTGTTAATGGCATTTCTTACCAAGGCGCCACCTTGATTGACCTCAGCGACCACTGGGCATCCCCATTTACGTGCCATGGCGACTACCTTGTTTGCCCATACGTCTGGAGACCCTAGGACTGAAGCGTCCTCGAGTACCCAGCTGTGACGCTTGTAAAGATCTCTATCTCCTGTAGAAGCTACAACGACGATACCGCATTCATCACGTGGGCTCTCGGCTACCGATGGGTCAACGCCTATGCAACGAAGAGGTGCGCCTTGAGGCATGACCATTTCACGATCCTTGTCGATAAGCTCCAACGTCCATAGAGCTCCTTCAACATCTGAGAGCATCTCACCGTATAGCTCTTGCGCAGCTAGACGTGTTCCTTGGTAAACTCCAAGAATCGCATCGAGGTAAGCTTGAGAAAGGTTTCCGGAGTTATCCAGCGTAGAGCCACGGGTAATAGCTACGCGCCCAGTAGTCTCCGCTTCTTTAATGAGCGAGTATAAAAGCGGTACACGCTTCGGCGTTGTGGTAATCATCATCTTAGGGTTTTGTCCAAGACGTACACCCACGCGTAAGTTGTCAAAGGCTGTCATGCCAGCTGCGTCAGGAGTCTGGCGCCAGGCGGCAACCTCGTCTCCCCAAGCGTGTGTGAACTGAGGTCCACGGAGGGAGTCAGGTTCATCAGCTGTGAAACATGTAGCCGTATTGCCGTTAGGCCAAGTCAGTCTTCGCTTTGACGGCTCGTACAGAGGGCGTTCACTTGGAGCTGAAACATTTATGATTCCTGATTCACCTTCAACGATAACGTCACGCACGTCAGCCGCAGTACGAGCTACCAGCGCGAAACGGCGTTGGCCAGTGTCGGTATGCTTAGCTTCTTCTCTTACCCACTCGGCTGCAGCTCTAGTCTTGCCAGCACCGCGACCTGCGAGGTACATCCATATCGACCAATCGCCTTGTGGTGGCTGTTGCTCTGGGCGAGACCAGACAGTCCAGTCCCACATGAGGTTGTCCATGTCGAATCCCGCAAGGATCTCGTTCCGCTCTTCGTCTGGCAGCATAGCTAGATGCTCCATTATACTTTTACCCATGTGTACTATAGTACATTAAAAAAGAAAAAGCTAGACGGTTTTAGCCGCCTAGCTTCTTCTCTACCTGAGAAAGGATGTCATCACCTGATGGTGGATTGGAGTACGCCACCAGGGAGACCCTCGACGTGGACTAATAGCTTAAACCAGTCGAGTAGGATAATTATATCAGGAAATGTCTCGATAAATCTGCGAAACAACCTTTGCCCAAATTACCGGAGTGTGCTCAAGTGGTTGGTATCCACCAGCTCCACCAATAAGTACTCTACCTTGTGAATGCTTATTAGCTATACGAGCTACAGCCTTAGCCGCATACTCATATCCAGGATAATCAAATTGCAAGGTAGACAGAGGATCTGTCCTGTGCGCATCAGCTCCCGTAGCTAGAAGAATAACATCTGGCTTGATCTCATCTGCTAGTGCTTCGATCTCATCCATTGCCTTCTTGAAAGCTTCATCACCGCTGTTCGCCGGTAGCGCCCAGTTGTAGACTCCTTCGTCTGGTGAATGCCCGCTTCTGCCAGTGCCTGGAAAGATAGTTCCATCGTGGATACTTGCAGTAACAATATCATAGTGATCTCGTAAAAGATTCTCTACGCCATCACCATGATGCGCATCCCAGTCGATGTACATAGGCCGCAACCCTTTGAGGTCAAATTGACGAGCAGCCCAAGCCATGTCGTTGAACACGCAGAACCCGGAGCTATGCTCGTACTGTGCGTGGTGCTTAGCTCCCTGAGGATTAAACGCAACCTTTGCTTCGCCAGCCAAGATCTTCTCAACAAGGCGAACTGTGCCCGCAAACATCTCTAAGGCAACCTGACCTTTTTCAAGACTGTTTGGACGCCACTCTCCGCAGTGCCCATCATCCAGCACCTTAGAAACATAATGTAAATCGTGTACGAGCTGTACTCGATCTCGATCTACCTCTGTCGCATTAGGCGTGACAAGCTCGATATCAAATTCTTCTGAAAGAAGATCTGTCGCAAGCTTAGCTCGCATAGGATTAGTCGGATGGCTATCGCCTTCAGTCCCAAGCTTCCACTTCAAATAGACATCATCATAAGCTACATGTAGTTTACTCGGCATCCGGTGCTCCTAGCTGGAGCAGGTGCTTTTCAAAGTCCGCATTGCAAAGAACATAGTTTGTTCGCTTGCTACGCATTAGAGAAATTGCATCTGCAGCTTCATAGCCTTCCCGCATAAGAACGAGAGCTGTAGTCAGACCAGAACGGTTGAGCCCAGCTTGGCAACGAATTAAAGTTTTGTTACCAGATTTCCAAGCTGTGTGCGCATATTCAACTACACGCGAAAGCTTTTCCCAGTCGATGTGCTCGATGTTAGAATCATAAAAACCAAAACGTAGCTCGTCAACTAACCAGTCGGCTGGCTTTGCCCAAGCGTACAATGTAACTACCGTATCAAAATCGTCCTTTGTGATTTCACGGCTCAAGCGTGTGTTGGCAGATGTTTCGATTGTGTCGTTATCATCGGTGCCACCGACCCAGAGACCAGGCAGGATCTCACTCCATAGAGGGAAGTCCCAGCTGTCTAGCTCGTGTTTTGGGGCATACCCTTCTTCGATAATGCTTGCCATGTGTTTGTCTCCTTTGTCATTTGTCATTATGTATCTATTATATCAGGTTATGTTACCCGCGAGTACCACTACTCTTGCTGCACGAAGGTGTGGATCTCTCCACCGGAGTAGATGTCGTGCTGAATCGCTATTTCAATAGCTCGACGCAAGATCTTCTCCGCAGCTTCAGGAGTCTTCGCTTTTCGATAGCTTAGAGCTTCTAAAGCTCCAAGTGCGATGTCTCCTCCGCTACCGGAGTAATAAACGTTCCTAGCTTCTCTATCCCAAGAGTAGTCATTAAAAATTGGATAGATAACTCCCTGAACTGAAATAATTAGGTTCGAGTCATGCTCCGCAGCTGCTCCGTCGTCCTTACCTTCGTACCCAGAGTCTTGAAATGCTTTTCTAAGTGAAGGTATGAACTTCTTAGTCATAAAGATGTCTAGGTTTTCAGTTCGAGTAGGCTTAGGCGCCTTCCAACCAAATTGAGCAATGTTGCCACCGCGTGATGCACCGGAGACAGCAATTAACGCTCCGTTGTTCTGCACGATTTTATGCGTAGCAAGATCCATGTATCGACCACCTTCATCAGATGCTCGTGAATCACAACCAAGAACGGACCAGCCATCACCTTGTATTGCTGCAAGTGTAGTCACTGGTTCCCTCTCCAAAAGACCTGGCTAAACGCCTGGGTTAAATATAACCCAAACGTTTAACCTTTGTCTTTAGACTAGGTCTATTATCGCAACAGGTACTGTTACCAGTGCGGATTCTACGTCACGGGTGATTGGATTAACCCGTGCAAATCTGCCTGTAGGTGTTACAAGTTTAACCACAACCTTCTTCTGTTTCTTGCTTACCACGGTAGCTTTTTGACCTACCATGTAACGAGTCCCAGTAAGACTGTTGAATACTACCGTATCACCTATGTGGTAATCATTGATGGTGCGTTCACTGCGAGATGCAGTAAGACGATCCTCGATTGCTTCCTTTAGTCTGGCTAAGGAAGAATCGTATACACCCGCATTAACGCCGGCGATGATTACATCTATGTCCATTTTTGTTCCTTTCCGTCAGTGTAGTACTATTATATCAGGTATACTGATAAAAGTAAACTAGACTGTTTGGCTAGGGCAGTGCCCGAATAATTGGGCAGTCAGTTGCATACTGGTTTTCCCGGTACGGGTCCAGTCTTGATAAACTCGCTCCCACTCTTTGGAAGCACCCTTAGGGTGATAGACCAAGCATTGACAAGGAGACGTGGACAGTTCATCCACGGCTCTTGTCTGCTCGGCTATCTGAGAATTAAGCATCGACCTCTGCACGGAAGTATCCGATACCTTCAGCTGCTTGAACTTCGTCTTCTACCCAAGGTAGCCGCTTTCGATCTGTGTCAAGGAACGAGCTAGCGTAGAGGACTGCCTCACGCTTGGCTGGTCCAAGAGATTTGAATGCACCGTAACGTGCTTCGCCTGAGTCAATGTCCTTAACTGTAACTAACCACGCAGCGTTCGGTGCCTTGCTCTTATGTAGTGTTGCTACTATCATTTGGTGCCTTTCGTCTTTGTCTTTAGCTCAAGAGATTTCTTAAGCTCGTTGATTTCCATACGTAAAGCTCGATTGTCACGTATTGAAAGAATCATCACGAGGCATGCGCCCGATAGTGCGATGATAATTGCAAGTATATCCGTAGACTCTAGTACCATTGGTTTTCCTCCCAGTTAATAGACCAGCCATTGCAGTAGGTATCCTCTGTTTTAGGATGCCAGTTTGTCACTGTTTTTTCCGGTATACGCATGAATTTGGTAAACTCATGTGCACATTTATGACAGAGCATAAATTGCAGAGGGTTCTCCGCACCTGCAGCGTAGATGTTATCTACGAACATCATGTACCCACCATCAAGTGATAGCTCCAGAGCCACGGGTATGCTCGAATCCATTGACATGGGTTGGAATACCTGTGGGTCTTGGCAGCGAGAGCACTCGACGATAGTTATCATTACTTAGCTTGCAACTCGCAACTGCGTCATTGCCGCATCAATTTGGTTGTACGCATTAGCGCATGTGTAGCAGTATGTTTCAGTAGGAATTCCACCGAGACAAAGAGCATCTGTACCCGAGTAAACTAGCGAAGTGTTTTCGCAGTTAATAACCTTACATGTTTTTTCCATTTTTATCCCTTCGTCGTTTGGTATTACTATTATATCAGGTTTACTTCTTTGAGTACATTACCTTGCACAAGGCTTCGTACTTTTCATCTAGGAACTTGATTAAGTTTTCAGGGAGGGGCTGAATCTCTACCTCGCCACGTTCTGAACGACCGCGTCCGCGCTTAGCCAGTTTGACACCGGCGTATAGAACCGCGCTGTCCTTGACTAATCCTTTGAACATTTTCTTTCCTTTTCTACCAGCCACCTTGGCTGATAGGTTAATTATAACATGGTGGTGGTAGAAAGTAAACCTTACTCGTCGGTAACGTCTTCCTCATCCGGCCACATCTCCGGGCGTAGGGCAAATTCGTATTGGTCACCCCTCCAGGAGTTTGTCCCGAACGAGATGTCTTCTTCCATTAGTTTGTTTAGGGACAGGACCGCAGTGTGTCCTTCGGCCTTAAACATGATGACCAGCTTCGTGTCTGACTGTTCAGGGTCATCAACGAGAGCTACAGTGAACGGCATCCCACCAACTCCATTTCGGTGAGTATCCATATCTACAATTTCTAGCTTATCGGCGTTCATGATTCTCTCTTCCATTCTGGTCGTCTCTTAGAAATCTCATGGGTTGCTAAATCCATCTTGTGTTTGTGCAGCCAATCCTTTGCTACAGTTTCATTGATGAACTCACCCAGCCATTTTCCTTGTGGGTCGAACACATTTACAAGATCGTATAAGCTACTCATTGAGAAACTCGATTAGCTGTCTTGACTGGCGTATAGCAAGTGCTCTTACCAGTCTTAGGTTGCAAGTATCCGTAACGAGCTAATCGAAAGCGTAGAGCTCCATGAGTAACCCCAAGGCATTTAGCAAGACGGTACAGAGTAACTTTTTCTACCGTGTAAGCTTTCCAAACTAAAGCGCTGTACTCTTCAGCTTCAGCTCGGTATTGTTTGTGGTCGTAGCGAACTTTCTGTGCAAGAGGTTGTAGCTCAAGTAAACGAGCTAGAGTCTCCTTGCTTGGCAAGATCGGTACATGCACATCTTTAACCTCAACGTCTTCAAGTGGAACAGACGGCATAGGGAATTCTCCGGGATTAGCAAGAATGCTAAGAACGAGAGAAGGCTGGGCTGATGATTCGATTTGACGAATACGCTCTCGGGTAAGACCCATTGCATTCGCAAGACTTTGCAGTGTCCACTTGTTACAGCGGAGTGCGTACACGTAAGCTGCACGAGTTTCTTTGTCTTTGATTAGACCAAGTTTAACGGTAGCTTCGAACGGCAACACTAAGTGTTGTCTAACTTCTTTTTTTACTATCATTTGTTTCCTTTAGTTAATTGCTAGTGGGTCGCACGTAGGGAGAGTGTGAGTTCTCCAGTCGGTAATAACTGTGTCTAGTACCTCGGCAAGATCTTCCGGTAATTGCGCTGCGATAAGCTTTACAGTCGCAACTGTAACCGCATTCCCTGTAAAGATATCATCGTGCTCAGACTGATTGAATCCGCACATGTGACACAAGTCTCCTCCGCCACTACTCATGCGGCCACCTGCGCTTGACTCTTAATACGAGCTTGGAGATCTGAAACCATGTGGGCAAGGTGATGGAATCCCGCATTTTGGCAGGAAGCTTTCTCTTTGCCAAGCGCGCGCAGAATTAACTCTACGTCTTTGTCGGTAAGTTCGATGTTCATATTAAATCGCCCCTTCTTTTGAGAGGACCGCGTTCTTTACAAGCGCGACCACGTCTTTGTTAAATCCACCAATGTTGTACTCCATAACTTCATCCATGTCAGGCGCACCTAAATCGTAGCGTTTCCAATCATAGATTGTCGCAACAGACCCATCTGAAAACATGTGGGTCCATTCAACGGTAACTTTGTCACCTGGGTAGTAGAACGTTGGTTCGTCAAATGCCTTAATGAGATCTCTCATTGTAGTTGTGACATACCCTTGTAGGGATGTTCCATTTGCGATGTTGCTCATTTCTTTGTCCTTTCGTCGTTGTTAGTACTATTATATCATGTTTACTTGTCTAAGTAAACTATCTCCACAAATTCATTTGCCCAGGCGGTAAGCCCAGCTTCCATCTTGTTTTTATGATGACCGCAGAAGAATAGCTCAGCTCCGGAGTTCCCTTTTACTTTCCAGATTGCCTGAGCTGTCTGGCAGGAATCACAAGGAACCCAACCGTAGGAATCCTTGGGTGCTTCCTCAAGTACTTCTACTTCTTCAGTAATAGTAGACTCCACGTTCTCTCCTTTAGTTAAGTTAATCATACTTGGTTTAGAAATTATTGTTTGGGTTGTACCAACCTTCGCGTGAGTTTTCCTCACCGCATTTGTTGCACACCCACTCGGCAAACCATGTGACAGTATCGTGCGAGTACTCTTCGATGCTAGGAACCTCATAACAAGCATCGCACTCGTCATTGCCGCAGTCAAGCTCTTGAATACCTTCACTCTCATCTGCGCCGGCAATCTGCCATTCAGACCCAGAGACGCCTGGTGGATAGTTGCTACTCATTAGTTGTTCCGGTGATTTAGGAAGTCTTCAATGGTGTTGTGAATCGCATCATTAATGTTATCGGCAAGTTTGTCGATTTCTTCCTGAGTGAATTCTACCGCACCTTCTTCATCCATGTAACACCACATATGCTTAAGTTGATCTAAGGTCAGACTTGAGTCGTAGATCACTTGGTCTTCTTGTTCTTCCATTTTCTTCCCTTCGTCGTTTTGTATAAGTTAATTATATCATACTATAGATCTAAAGTAAACTAAGGTGTTGAAGGTACCCTACCGGTGAGTAGGGTACCCGCAACTACTACTCTGGGTAAGAGTTAAGGAAGAACTCTTGAAGATCTGCATCAACCCAGAAGCCTCTGTAGAAAGGACTCATTGATGAGTCTTCTGTATCTAAAAGATTCTTAAAGTAGTCTTCAATTACTTCTTCTTTTACATCAACACTCATGAAGGGGAGGTACCGTGTTCCTTCAATTGTAATGTAGGTGCCCGCATCTAACCAGTGATATGTGTTATCTGGGTATCTGAAGGTTACTACTTGACCGTCTGCATCTACTTCAACAACTTCTGCTTGGTCTACATTAAGTGATGGTTCTACTTGGATATCTTGGAATAGGGTTCTACTTGCTATGTAGCTTTTAAGAGAGGTTGTCTTTGAGTTCTTAAACAACTCGTGGAACTTTTGTGAAGGTGTAAGTGTGGTGTCTTGTGAGACCTTTACTATATCTAAGTGTGTTGGGTACATTTTAGGTTCCAATCTAATTACTAACCCTTGTGGTTAATAAGATAATTATATCATACTTTTATTATAAAGTAAACAATTGAAGGTAACCCTCAAGGGGAGAGGGTTACCCGCAACTATTACTTTAGTGGGTACTTGTCCGCATCTTCTTGGGTAACTGGGATCATCTGACCGAAGTCTTGGTTAGTGAACTCAGAGTTAAGGTAGACTATAATGTCTTCATAATCTACATCAAAAGAAAGAATTGTGTAATTGTAGGTAGGATTACTGAAGTCTACTGTGTAATCTTTAGAACCTGTGTCTTCTACTAAGGTAGGTTCTAACTGATCTTCATCTACTGAATAGTAGATACCTTGTGGAGTCTTTACTAGGTAGTGACCCGCATCCCCAGAACCTGTACCTATAGATAGAAGGATGGTTCCTTCTGGGAGGTTAAAGGTGTAAGGGGTTTCTAGAGACTCGTAAAAGTAGTATCTGTTGTTTTCATCATTTAGATATGATTTGAAATCTACTGCTGGGGTGTTCTTGAACTTTCTTTCAAAGTGATTAAGAGTTGAATCTTTCATTTTAGGTTCCAATCTATTTTTTAACCTCGGTGGTTAATAGTATAATTATATCATACTTTTATTATAAAGTAAACAATTGAATTGAAGAAGGTAGAAGAAGTCATATAGATCAATTATATCATGTTTTATTATATTTTTGTTAAATATAAAAATAAAAATACGAAAGGCCCAGCGTGAGCTGGGCCAGTCGCGGCAAGTTAGCGATTCGCAGAAACGAAATCGTTGACGGTAGGATAGTGTGCGAGACAGTTAGTCATGATTGATTGCGCAGGTGACAAGTCGAGAAACGAAATTGACGGCAGAGTTTGATTGTCGCAAGATTCGTGTTCGCAGTAGAAGTCAGAGTCAGCGAAGTTGATTTCGCAGTTGTAATTTTCGTCGGCGTCGAAATCGTTGAATAAAGTTGGGTCGATTTCGAGTGTCATTGCGTTAGTCGCAGTGGCGGTGATTTTTATTTGTGTCATGATTTTCTCCAATTCGTTAAGTTAATAATTGAATTATATCAGGTCAATTATATTTTGTAAATACGAAAGGCCGGAGAGCTTTGGAGCGCCTTAGCGCTCCATCGCCTCCCAGTCTCCTTCTAATAACTCACAATCTAAAATATCATCCGCACCTTCATACCACATCTTCAATTTATCCAACGATTCATTTGGGACTTCAATTACAATTGACGGCCAACTAGCTTCGCGGCTCTTTTTAATTACAATAACATTCGAACCTGAAACAAAATTCTTCAACGATTCTAACGACTCACTAAACGACATCGTTTCTGTCACGATATCTAATTCATACTTTTTCATTTTGGACTCCAATCCATTTATAACGTATTTCGTTATAGGATAATTATATCAGGTTTTATTATAAAGTAAACAAGCTAGGGTGCTTTGCCGCACCCTAGCTTTTTATTTTACTTTTAGTCTAGATAGTTTTCAATTGCCTCGGTAAGTATCTCGGTAAACTTTGTACGAAACTCTAGGACCGCAGCTTCGATAACCGCATCTTTATCCAGAGACTTTACGAAGTCTTCAATTTCAACTGCGTCACTCTTTAGCTCAAAGAATTCATCTGCGATACGCATGTGAACTTCGCCGCGCTCTTGGCGCTCTGCAGATTCGAGAATACGGAACGCTGAGATTTCCCCAAGCTGGGCGTTAATTTCTTTTTTCATTTGGACTCCAATTCTTTTTTTGTCTTTAACCTTTGTGGTTAATAAGATAATTATATCAGGTCAATTATAAAAAGTACAGGATAGGCGCTTTGCTTCGCGCCTACCCCGTAGCTTTTAATTAGTCTTCTAACTCAATCTCTAACTCTTCGATTTGTGCCTGAAGGTAGCTTTCAACAAGTTCCTTAACCTTTGGGCCAACAATCGCCCATACGGTTTCAAGGTCGCATGATTTCATATCTTCAAGCGAGAAATCTTCAAACTGAATTCGTGTATCGAATTCATAAACTGATGCGTAGTTTTCAAACCATCCGACAATCTCGCCGGCAACTTCGTTATTTTTATTAACCATTTGAGTCTCCAATCAACTATTAACGTAGCTCGTTAATAAGATAATTATAACATGGTTCTATTATAAAATACAATCCAAAATGAAAGAAGCTGGTTACATGGATTGGAGTACACGTAACCAGCTTCAAATCACTGGGCGAAACAGTTTGCTCACCTAGGTTCTGATTCGCGCTTCACTTTTTGCGCAATACCGTATGTCGATTTTGCTATACGGTTTTAATCCTAACTTCCCTAAGACTATATCGCTCTGTCTCTTTCCTAAGTCAAGTTACCCTGCGGTAACCGTCAGCTTATCGGGATTAGTGTCCCCATGGGATACCCTTATGCTCCAAGACTTAGTAAGCCCATTGGTACTATTATATCATGCCCGTTAGCCTTTTGGCACGTTTTTATGTACCAGGCCACTATTTAATTAAATAGAACCGTTACCTCTGCTTCGTATGCCTTACGAAGCTTGCCCGCTAATTCCTGTAGCTGTATAAGCCATGCCGTTGGTAAACCCAGGTTGTCCCCGTCATCGTCCGTGCCACCGGTGAACACGATGTCACCCATGATTACGTCCGTCATGCCAAAGCTCTTCTCCCATAGGTGCGTGCCGATAACATTAGTAAGCATGCCGTTAATTAGCTTGCCTTCCTCGTTACACCAAAGTGTGAGGTCGTCCCGTAGGTCCGCCGCTTGTACCCAGCCGCCGACCGCTTCCTGAAGCTTCTTCAGGCTGTCCGTTTCAATATCTAAGACCTCGGTTGTGAAGTCCGTGTTAATTCGCAATGCTGTTTTCATGACGCCGCTATCTCCGCTTCTGGAAACCACTTGAGAAATGTTTGGATGAGATGAGTGTAGTCTCCTGAAGTCATCTCTTCGGTAAATGTTGCAAGCTCGTCTTCACGACCCGCACTTATTAAAGCACGCCGACCGGCGCCGATAAATGAGAAAGCATTCCCATCGTTAACTGAAATTGTCATGCGCTCATCTCCTCTACGAATATGTGTCCAGGTCCGTTACCTTCAGGATCTTGTGACGGTACGAATCCAAGCCCGTTGTCGAGAATGTAGACTACAGGTATCGAGCCTCCAGCTTGTTCCCAACCGAACAGATCTAATTCTTCTTTGTTTAGCTCGCGGACCTTGACAATTGTTCGCCCAATAAGCGAGCCCCACTCTTTTGTAATGTATGCGTCGTACTTACTCATCGTGCATCCTTTCGTCGTTTTAGGTGTTCAAGGGCCGCGGTGATCTTCGGCCTATCTTGCCAGAGGTGCCTGCAGATTATGCACGGCACATGGACTCGGGCGTCGCGTGTTCCGCCTAGTTTAACTAGTGGCTAGCACCCTTGAACAGTTTAATTATATCAGGTGGTGGGGAAGAAGTACAGCTTACTCAAGACCTTCGATGAAATCTTGTACTACCTCAAGAACAGAGTCATTTAGTAAGTCGTGAAGCTTATCGAGCTGCGCTGGTGTGAAAGAAGAAGACGTGTATTCGTTAGTGTCGCTATAGTATGATACGTAATTTGCGTGGTCAATAAAGTCTTCGACTGTCATTGTGTACTTGTAGAGTACATGATCTGCTGGGTAACTCATTTTGGATTCCTTCCGTCGTTGTGGTTTAATTATAATAGGTTTTAGAGAAAAAGTACAGGGTGCCTCAGCAGAGGCAGACCCCGGACTTTGATGGTGTTGTGAAACAGGTTCCGCAGGTGTTAAGGATTACCTTTGGTTTGTTAGATTGCTTGTGTGGGTTTACCGCACCAATCTTAGCAAGCTTTGTTGCCACAGAATAGTAACTGCGACCTAGTTGCTTTGCGATGTCCTTAATAGACATCTTGCCAGCTCGAAGAGTTTCCATCGTACGCATCTCTGCTATGGTCCACTCTTCATTTAAGTTGACCGCGGTTTCGAGTGAGAAGCTTTGAGCTCCTCGCATCCAATCTTGTGAGTCCATTTTCAATCCTTCCGTCGTTGGTATGGTTTAATTATAACATGGTTCTATTATAAAATACAACACCTTCCGGAATTATTTTTTGTTCTCGTACTCCCAGTAGCTTTTAGCCAGCTCGTAAAACATCTTCGCAAGACCAGGGGTAACCTCGTATCCAATCTGCTCACACGAGGAACGGCAATATCCATTGTCAATGTCGTCCATTAGCTCCGGGTCCTTTAACAGCTTTTCTGAAGAGAAGATGAATCCGGTGTCTGCTAAATCAAAAAATGTATCCATGCCTTCATGGGCAACGTAAATGCTATCCATTATCCAACCTGAAAATCATCGCAATAGCGACATTGGTATGAGTCGCCTAGAATTGAGCGTGGGTCATAGTTGTGAATGTAATCGTGCTGCTCTTGAGTTGCGCAGAATTGGAAATCGCCTCTACGAATATAAGTGCGTTGTTTCGTTATCACGGTTGTCCTTTCGTCGTTAGTGGAGCTCACCGGAACTTTTCCATATCCTGTCCCGGAATTGGAAAGGCACGTTCCGGTGAGCTTAGTACTATTATATCAGGTTACCAGTACTTTTGTTCGAATACCGTTACCGTACGGTAAGCATTTTGTAGAGACGCCTTAACGTTATCCATTACCGTTCCTATGGCCAAGCCACCCGATAGCTCTTTAGCCAGTCTGGTAGCTACTGAGACCGTTGCACCTGAGGTACCCAGGCTAACCGCCTTGACTCCGTTTATATCGGTTGCCGTCCATCGTCCCATGGCGTATAGGTCTAGCTCCGGGCTGGAGTTCGAAATTAGCATGATGGGGTAAACCGTGCCCGTGATCTGCTTGATGGTGTACGGGGTATCCGTTGCTCCTACCGCAATAGCTTGCGGTATGCACGCCGGATAGTTAATTTTCTTTTGATCTGAATTGTTACCCGTTGAAATAACAACCGGCACGTTAACCGAGGCTAGCCCGACGATTTGAGCTTGTAGCTTTGCTTCGATAGGGCATGCCGCTTCTCTATACACCCGTCCGAAGGAAACTGATACCGCGCCGACGTTTAGCCGTGCCGCATTGGCAGATACCCAGTCGAGAGCAAGTGCTAAAGCTTTAGTGGTGTAGGTGTTTGCGTATCCCGTACGAGACATGCCGACAACACGAACGAACACTATCTTTACATCTGGGTTTACCGTTACTGCAATAGACGCCATTTGCGTACCGTGACTCATAGCTTTGTCTTTTACTAGAGTTGGGTCTACGTAAGCTGCACCGGGGCCAACCATACTTATCGTTCCGTTTGGACACGTGCCGTATTCGATGAAGCAAGCTTCTTCGATGACCGCATTCTTTGCCCAGTCGAGATTTGTGTTGATGCCGGAGTCGATGATGACAAGAGTTTTATCGCTTGCCGCATTCGCCGGAGTTGAAAGTAGAGCTAAGCCTAAGGCTGCACATATAAGTAGCGCTTTAGTTTTCATTGGTTCCTTCTTTCATTGTGTCGTTGTATTTGGTTTTACGTGTATACTTCTTTTTATTAGTAAGTGGCCGAGCTGCGTTCGATCTCCGGAGTTCAAGTAATCTCCGGAGTTCTTCTTTTGTCTTTGGTAGTTTCATAATAGTTGTGGGACCGGTGTGGCCGGGGACTATCTGACGGAAGGATCCGACCACACCGGAGCTTGTTAGGCAGCCCGCTGCCCAATCTTTGTAAGCGCCTTCGCTGCTGCAGAACCAATCTGCACCGCAGCTTCTGCTGGGTCTCGTACATCTGAAAGAATCACGGTGTCCGGACCTGCTATCGAACGAGCGTAACTGCCTTCTCCGAATGGAATCCAAAGTATCGCGACTCCAGCTTTTTCACAAGCGCGAACCCATGCTTTAGCTTTTGAGCGTTCATCGTCTGTGTAGCAACCATCGCTAACAATTACGAGTAGACGAGCGCCAGTTCCATTGAGAAGACTTAGAGAACCATCAAGTGCCTTGAACGCCTTATCGAACTTTTCAGTTCCATCAGGTGCAGTGTACACGGTAACTTGATCAAGGTGCTGTCCTGGCTTAAGTGTAGGGAACACATCCTGTCCGTAGTAAACCATTGCGCACTTACCTTGAACGCGTCGAACAGCTTCTGACATCGCCCAAGCAGTTGCTGCCATAGGCTCCATGGCTGACGCCATTGAACCAGAGATGTCAACCATAACTCCAACGTTAAGCGTTGGGTCATCTGTATGACGACGTACAGTTCTACGCCAAGGTTCTGCATGCATCATAGGATTCACAACTTTGTAAGCTGCTTCCTGAACCATTGCGCGAGTGCGCAGGCGACCGGGAGGGAGAATAGATTTAATCTCCTTCTCGTCACGCTCACGATACTTAGCTTTTTCTAAGAGCTGAGCAATCTTAACTGCTGCTGCACGCTCAGGACCAGTAGGGTTACGAGTTTCTTTTACACGAGAATGCGTCTTGAATGCTGACATCTCACCAGTAGCTTTTGCAAACACTTCGTTAGCAGTTTTCTCGTGGTCACGTTGTTGCTTAGCAGCTAAGCCACGCATGTCGACAACATCTTTCCACTCTTCAGCTTGCTCTTGATCTTGAGCTTCATCGTTTACAGAGATCGCAATCTCTTCAGATGCTTCTTTCAAAGCTTCTATGACTTCACCAAGGATGCCATCGAGAAGAATAAGAATTCCCTTTTCACCAAGTGGAGCTTCGTCATCACCTTTGTCTGCAGCAAGCTTAGAGATGATGTCGTCCCATTCTTTTGCAAGAACGAGTAGGTTTGTTGGATCACTATGTAGCTCGTGCTTTTGAAAGCGTAACCACACGTTGCGAAGTTGTGCGTATACTTCTGTACCGAAGAAAGTAAGTAAGAGATCTTTTATCTCGTACGCGTCTTCTTCATCTAGTGACCCTGCGTCAACGCGAGCCATAACTAGTCCAGCCACTCGTCCCATAGAACGAGTAGTTGTAGCTTCAGCAAGTGAAGATTTAATATCTTCAAGAATGATATCCATTGCGCAAGCACGAAGGAACACTCTATTGTTTGGATAGTTTTCTACACCGAGAGCTTCGATACGAGTCTCTTCAAGAAGGGTAAGTGCGTCGAACACATTGCGACTTACTTCTTTGTCTTCAAGGATCTTTAGAAGATCGTAGCGAGAGTATCGAGCGTGCAGTGCTTCATGAAAGATAGCTCCTGCGCCTCGTGGATAGTTAAATTGAATTGTTCTATTGCGAATGTCGCCAATAGTTTCAGGAGATACTCCTACGCCGAAAGCTACATCCACGTTGACCTCAACTTCAGCCATTGGTGGATTAAAGCATGCAGGCGCTGGTCCTCCAGCTCCTGGGCCAACGTATGCGACGATGTCGCTGCGTCCTGCCCAGGTGTTCACGAGCTCGCCCAGCTGGGCACCAACGCGTAGCCACTCTGGCTGCGTACGTTCTGCTCGGGTCATTGATAACTTAATGTGTCCCATTGTAATCCTTCCGTCTGTTAGGTACTATTATATCAGGTAAGTGGGGAGAGTGGGGCTCGAACCCACGACGACCGGATTATGAGTCCGGGGCTCTAACCAACTGAGCTATCTCCCCGTGCGAGAACCCCGGGCACCCATACCCAGGGTTCTCAGCGCGAAGGGGATTAGATCTTCGCTGGTCGACACTCCTCGCCAAACACTCTAGTGAGAACATCCGCAACGACGGGGCGGTCCAACTCCGGAGCGGAGGCGATTAGGTTCGCTACTGCGAACTTCGTGCCGAACGATTTAGAGATGTCACGGAACGCAAGTAGCTCGCGCATCTGTGGACACCAACCGCATTCGCCAGAAGACTGGCGACGATTTATATTTTGCGCAACTGTGACGATCTGCTGAGAGGCTCCAAGCTTTTTAGCAAGTGACCAGTCAGTAGTCATTTCAACTTGAATCACGAAGCGAGATAGAAGAGCTTCAGAGAGTCGAACTCCCGGTGCGTTTGGATTTGTAGCAGCGATGACGTAGAACCCGTCCTTAGCTTTTACAGTTCCACGCTCTGGATTAGCAGTGACTGTAATCTCACGGCGACCGTCCATGAGTCCGTAGACTCCGGAGAGAACCTTAGGATCAATAAGACCGATCTCATCGATCAATAGTGGTACACCTTCTTCGGCAGCTTTTAATAGCGGGCCATCTTCCCACATGAATCCACCTGCAGGAGTTTGGATATATCCACCAATTAAGTCTGAGAGTTCAGTATCACCTGTACCCATGACTGTGTACATCGTTTCATACGCAGCTTCAACGAGTGCAGTTTTACCGCAACCTGGAGCTCCGTACAGAAGAATAAACTGTTGATCCATACGCGCCTTGCGAAGAACCATGACGTCATCATGCTCTCCCCATTTACGAGAATGGTATAACTCGCCATTTGGACGAGCGTAGGAGTCTTCTCCTACTAGGGCATCTGCAGATAGCACTGGCGCTACTTTCTTAGTTGGGGTTGCTCGATGAGTAACCTTACCCTGAGCGAGAAGCATTGAGTCAAGTGCACTCGAGATCTCTGCGTTAGTTGCTTGAGAGAGAATATTCACAATCGCGTCGGTGGTGCCTGTACCGATTGAGTCTATTGCTGTCCTTAATTCTTCTCCTACTGTTGATATTGTTGACATTTATTATTTTCCTTTTCGTCGTTTGGGTGTGGGTATTAGCTAGCGAATAGCGCTTCGCCGAAGCCAAGAGTCTTTCGGACTCGAGTGATTCGACCAAGAACTTTGTAGGGAGTCTTACATAAGCGAATTGTTTCAATATCTTCTGCAGATACCTCGACGTAGATTGGAGTCTTGTACAGCGTGTAGCCATAGTGAGAAAGTCGATTGAAGGTACTTGCTAACGCATCATTGACGCGTGTACCTGATGTAGACCTAGCACTGTCTATGTACTGTGGATCGTAGGTTCCGAATGCGTTAAGTGGCAGAGCCATGAACGCTTGCGTTCTCCAAGCTTTGCGAGGCTTAGCCTCTGAGATCTGTCGGCGGTAAACCGTTGCTGGTACTGCTCGACCAGAAGATGAAACTCCATCTGGAGTTATGATCATTTGGTATGTAGATCCGGAGTTCCGGAGCTCTAGGTATAGAGCCTTTCCTACAACTTTGTCCTTGTCAGCCATTGTGTATCCTTTCGTCGTTTGGGTGGTTATAGAACTATTATATCAGGTTTATTATTATCCGTACAATTGGGGCTTTTCCATGAAGTCATTACCGACGAGTATCTCGGTAATGCGATCTAGCTTTTCATCTTTAAAGAGAGTGCCTTCGACTACGTCGACTATATCCTTTAGGATAGCTTCGTAGATCTCTTCCCAGTTCCTATCAGTTGTCATTACTCCTCCTCGTTCAAAGGGTAGAGGATATTTCCAAGGTCGATACCCATTCCGGTGCGAATGATTACCTCATCGCCATCGAGGACTACTGTAGAACCTAAAAGACGTTCCTGCACGTACTCGCGCAGGTGCTCTAGCGTTTGGATGTCGCCAATATCAATTGTCATTTTGTTCCTTCCGTCAATGTGTCGTTAAAGTTAGTAACGATGAAGGCGCCGTATTGTTTCGGGCTTTGCGGGCTTTTCGTTTGGCCAGCGGCTGCCCCTTCATCGTTATGGTTTAATTATATCAGGTAACTATTATAAAATACAATAGGAAACCCCTGGCCGCAATGACCAGGGGTTCCTTGGGTAACTATTAGATAGTTTTGATGAAGGTGTATGGAGTCTTTACCAGAGTTGCTTCGAAAGCTTCTGGGAAAAGCTCCTGCAGGACCTTGCGGTCGATTTTGGAATTGGTTGAGTGTGCAAGCTTGAAACGCTCTACACCACCAATGACTGCGACATCTGCGTCACCTAGAAGTTCGCGTAGCAGTAACTCTGCTTCAGCTTTCTTCTCTTCGTACGCCTTAATCGCATCCTTTGCGAATGTGAATGCTGCTAGTGCTCTTTCAGTTGCGGCAGCTTGGGCTGTTAGGTCTACCTTGCCGGTGACCTTTGTTACTGTAGAGACCTTAGTCTCTGTGATTACGGTGCTAACCATTTGGTTACTTCCCTTTCGTCATTTTGTCATTTACCGCCGGGGTTCCGGCGATGGCTTAATTATATCAGGTTACTAGAGTAAATAGTACTACTCTCCGGGGTAGATTACTCCACCCGCGCATTCGAGGCAGACTAGCCATACGTCTTCATGCTCAACGCAGATGACACAGGGGAAGAATCTGTTGGATGAGAAGCCAACGACCAGTCCGCAATTGTCACATTCGTTATCATCGTGTATAAACTCGACAAGGTCCGTTACCTCATCGGCAACGGCCTCGTCGGAGTTTTCAACAACGTAAAGAGTTATGCTCACCATGGGTGAGACAATAAATGGTTACTGGATAGCTGACTTAAGGAAGTTACGAAGACGAGCAAGCTCTGCCTCCGAGGCGTCAAGCTTTGCCTGAAGCTCTAGAGTTCGATCTTGAACCATCTTTTCAATCAGGTAGTCAATAACTGGATTAGCGTTGGCAGAGTTCAGATCAGTCACCGCAGAGTTGAACTCCACGAGCTCTTGATGTAAGTGTGCTTCAGCTTTTCTCTTATACTTCTGGGAGTACTTGTACACCTTACGGTATACCAGGCCGGTGTCACCGCGTAGGGTAACGCCTGGCACTGCTTCCGCAACTGTGCGAGCTGGGACCGGACCTGCCGGGGCCCAATAGAGACTTGCTGACAAGCCTCGGCATGGTTTTCCATTCTCACGAATGGTACGCTCGTTTGAAGATTCTTTTCGGTGGCTGACTTTTCCAGCATCAACAAGTTGGTTGAGACTGATACGAATGTATGTTGCGTCGTAAGCTCTACCAGCCTCACGAGATGCAAGCTCAGCTATTTCAATAACTGATAGTGGTTGTGTTTGCTTTATTAGTATTTCATTCAATAGCTGAATGAATGATTGTTTCTGACGCTGTGTGTTTAATACGGCATCTTGAAACTGTGGCGGGACTGTACTTTTCACAGGCATGTCCTTTGTGTCGTTTATATTTACCGGTGTGGTAAACCTAGCTATGTCTTTTAGTTTCGGCATAGCTGAATTATATCAGGAGGTAGATGAAAATAAACGCAAGGGTGCTCCGGTGTTTCTTGGCAACTCCTGGCTCTCTTCTTTTGTTTTACTAAGAGGAAGTTCGATGCTTAGGGGCATCCCACTTCTTGTTGTCCGATATGTCCGGTTTAAGCTGGATTTTTAACTTCTACTAAGAAGTGACCCGTGGTTGAGCCGAGTAGCTCGAGTGAAGCTTGATCTGGTACTCCGTTAGCTCTTTCACCAACGTAGCCTATGATCCGTTGCCAACGTGCGTAAGCTTGCTTCGTAGGACCGTCGAACATATCCGTCGTGATATTACGCAGGCCGGTCACCTGTTCAAGCGCAAGCTGCACATGCCCGATGTCTTTATTTCGTTTACCAGGCCTGATGCTCGAAAGTAGAATTGTCGCCCGTTGACCCGTTTTAGCTTTTATATCGCCAGGCCTGAACTCAGGTCGAGCAAACCCGATGATCTCGTGCTCTGACCGTACTCGTCGGTATACGCCACGAGCAGCCGTGTCGCCTTTAGGCAGGCCGCTGTTTACCTGGCCTTCAACCGTTCCTACCAAGCCCGTTGTTGTCCACCTAGATATATCCGTTACCAGGCCGACATGCCCTACTCCAAAATCTGCTGCCGTTGGAAACGTAAAGAACACGATGTCTCCAGGCTGGGGTTTCAAGTGAACCCGTTGAGCTTTATTAAACTCGGCCAGGCCTGAAGGAGTGTAAACACAACTTGGAATCGTCACCGCGCATGAATGGAAGACGAAGTCGATAAATGCACCCGCCCAGATGTTACCGTCATAACCAGACCGTTCTCCAAAAGGAGTCCGTCCGTTAGGGCCCGCTAGATAGCCGACCCAGTTTTCTGCCGCTTCAATGACGGCCAGGCTGGCCTCGTCACTCCGCTGCGAGAACAGCGAGGATGACTCGATGAAGTCTTGAAGCAATGTTCTCCGCTTCATTCGCCCTTGCCGATAAACGGACATGTTCCTCCCGTGTTG